CACCCCCATTAACTGCCCCCCGCCAGCTTATGCGGTCAACGCCCCCACCCCATTTCTAACTTACCTCCCCTATATTGCGCCTGTCATTTTTTTAATGTACAGTCGTCGCCAACTCGGACCTACCCCGTGCAAATGACTGAAATTGTTCCGCCTTTGGAACGCGTGCCGATTGAGCCGCTTCCGCATATATCTGAGCGCGAGCGCATCCACGCTGCCGCGCAGACGGCGGTTTCGCTCATGCAATTAGGCGACGATTTCGAGATTACGCCCTATGACGAGGATATAGCGCGGTCTATATTCACCAGCGGACGTGCGGTCACCCGCACTGAGATGCAAATGCCGGGCGTTGTGGTCAAATTAAACGCGCTACTAGACGAGTATGACTACGCTCTGATAAAAGACGCAGACCGCATCCGCAACTACGTTATAAACCGGCTTCTCGAAGAGTCTACGGACCCGAAAAAGTCGTTGCGCGCCCTTGAGTTGCTAGGAAAAGTGGCCGCCGTTGACGTGTTTGTCGAGCGGAAAGAGGTTATGCTGACCCATCAGACGACGCAAGACATCGAAAACAGGCTGAAAGACTCCCTTGCGATCCTGCTGAACGCCGAAGATGCGAGTTTTGAGCCTGCCCCGCCCCGCCAACCAGCGGTTAACGTGTCCGACATCGACTTGGACGACGTTTTATGACCCTTGGGCTGGACCTGACCCCCGAACAGGTGCGCAAAATCCTGACAAACCTGCATAAACTGCCAGAATCCCAGCAGGCGCAGGTATTACGCGACATAGACGAGCTTACAGAGCGTAAACGCGCCAAGAAACGCCGTGAATCGTTGCTAGACTTCGTTATGCATGTTGATAAAAACTACAAGATTGGTGCCCATCATCGCCATTTGGCGAGCTTGTTAGAAGACATGGCGTTTGGCCGCAAAGACCGCGTCACTGTATCTATGCCGCCGCGCTTTGGTAAGTCGCAACTGACGTCTGTTTACTTCCCTGCGTGGTACATAGGCAATTTCCCCGATCGCCAGATCATGATGGTGACGCACACGGCTGATTTATCCGTCGATTTCGGTCGTAAAGTGAGAAATATAGTCGACTCCGATGCGTTTAGGTCTGTTTTTCCTGACGTCACGCTCGCATCAGACTCCAAAAGCGCGGGCAGATGGAATACGAGTCAGGGAGGTGTGTACTACGCTGCGGGTGTTGGTGGCGCCATTGCAGGTCGCGGTGCGCACTTTCTCTGTATCGATAAAGATGCCCTGGTAATTACGCGGGAGCGCGGGCGGGTGCCTGCGGGTACCGTCCAGCCCGGCGAACACGTGTGGGCGTTTAGCGGGTTTAGCGTGGTGCAACGCAGGTTTGTCAACTACGCGGATGCCTTGGTACATGTTGACGGAGTTGTCATGACGTCTAACCATCCGGTGTGGACGTTCGACGCTGGATGGGTCGAAAGTGGGGCATTGACGACTCGTTCATTATTACATACAATTACGGTATGGTCGTACACTCGGCTGTATTCGGAGATTTTGTATGGACAAGCGCGTAAAGCATGGGGCGAGTCGTTCTCGGGTTTACAACGTGTGGGCTCTGATGCGCCAGCGGTGCAACAACCCGAACGCGGCGAACTATCGGTGGTACGGCGAGCGTGGCGTAAAGTGTTGCGACGCGTGGAAAAGCTTTGCGGTATTTTTGGACGATATGGGGTATCCCCCGTTCGAGAAAGCCAAGCTGGACCGCGTGGATTCCGATGGGGACTATTGCAAGTCAAACTGTCGTTGGGTGGACGACGTCGCGCAAGCACGGAACCGGCGCAACAACGTGATGCTGACAGCGTTCGGGAAAACGCAGTGCATGTCAGCCTGGGCCGAGGAAACGGGAATGACGGTGGACCAAGTGCGCCACCGAGTTCTACGGCTGGGGATGCCTCCGGAAGCGGCGTTTACGGCGGCACGGATGAGTTGGGTGCAGCGCCACGTTCGACGGACGAATTTGGATGGCTCCAACGCGCGGGCGTTTTCTTCATTAGCCGATGCCGCAAAAGGCTCGGGGGTGGTGAAGGGGTCGTTATGGGCGGCTTTGAAGCGCTCATCGCCAGTAGAGTTTTCGGGTTACTTGTGGGAGTACGCCGAGTAAAGACACTGGACCTGGCACCTGTGTCGTCAACTGAAGTAGTTAACTTCCAAGTAGCTGATAGTAATACGTATTATGTGGGTGGATTGATAACCCATAATTGTATCGACGATGCCGTCAACGAGCAAGATATACTTAACAGTAACATGGACGTGCTGGATAAAGCTTACGATTGGTATGCTTATGGCGCGCGTACTCGTTTGATGCCCAACGGCTGCGTAGCTATTGTAGGTACGCGCTGGGCGCAGAACGATCTGATCGGGCGCGTTGTGCAAGACATGGTGCGTAACCCCGACTCGGATCAGTGGGAAGTAGTTGAGTTTCCGGCAGTGTTTGAAAAAACGGAAGCTGACGGCACCCGGACGACGTCGTCGTTATGGCCGGAGCAGTGGAGTGTTGAGTCGCTATTGCGAACGAAGGCGTCGATGCCGCCGTTCCAGTGGAGCGCCCAGTACATGCAGTTGCCGACCTCGGCGGAAGCGGCGATCATCAAGCGGGAGTGGTGGCAGCCTTGGGAAGCGGATGAGCCCCCGACGTGCGACTACATTATCATGTCGTTGGATGCTGCCGCAGAGAAAACAACACGGTCAGACTTTACGGCGCTGACTACGTGGGGGGTGTTTACGCGCGATGGCGAGGACGGGTACCCTGTAAATCACATTATCTTGCTCAATTCGATCAAGGAGCGCTGGGAATTTCCGACGCTCAAGCGGCGGGCCTACGAGGAATACAACGAGTGGAAGCCAGACTGGTTCGTAGTTGAGAAGAAGTCTGCGGGTACGCAGTTGTACCAAGAGATGCGGGCAGCAGGTGTCCCTGTGCAAGAATTCACTCCACATCGCGGTTCAGGTGACAAGACGGCCCGTCTCAACTCTGTGTCTGATATATTTGCATCCGGTATGGTATGGTATCCTGCCGGTAGACGGTGGGCTGAAGAGGTTGTCGATGAGGTGTGCGGGTTCCCCGCGATGCCGAATGATGACCTGTGTGACTCTACCGTCATGGCGCTAATGCGGTTCCGCAACGGCGGGTTTATCCAACTACCGGGCGACCGCTGGGACGACGCTCCCTATAAGGCGCGGCGCGCTGCATACTACTGAGGAATAAACTATGGCGATGGAAAAAGGTCTTTACCAAGCCCCTATGGGCCTAGAAAACGCAGCGATGATGGGCGAGCCGCCGATCGAGATTGAGATCGAAGATCCGGAGTCCGTGCGCATCCAAGCGGGCGGGATGGAGCTTGAGTTAACCCCGGACGACGAGACGGGCGAGGATTTCGACGCTAACCTGGCGGAGTATCTGGACGAGAACGTTCTTGGCCGCATCAGCGAAGAGCTTCAGGAGTATTACAGCACGGACATCGGCTCCCGCAAGGAGTGGGAAGACACGTATCAGGAAGGCATTGACCTGCTCGGTCTCAAGATCGAGGAGCGTACGGAGCCGTGGGACGGAGCGTGTGGTGTTAGCCATCCGATCCTGGCAGAGGCGGTAGTCAAGTTCCAGTCCGAGACGATCATGGAGACGTTCCCGGCGAGTGGCCCTGTGAAGTGCAAAATCGTAGGCCGGGTGACCCGTGAGAAGGAAGAAGCGGCGGAGCGCGTTCGTGACGATATGAACTATTACCTGACGGAGAAGATGACCGACTACCGTCCGGAGCATGAGCGACTGCTGTGGAACCTGCCGATCGCGGGTTGCGCGTTGAAGAAGGTGTATCAGGACCCGTTCTTGAAGCGCCCTGTGGCGTTGTTTGTACCTGCTGAAGACTTCATCGTCCCCTACGGCGCTACGGACTTGTTGTCCGCGCCGCGTTACGCCCACCGCATGAAGAAGCCCAAGAACGAGATGCGCAAGCTGATGGTGGCCGGGTTCTACCGCGACGTGGAGCTGGGTGAGCCGACACAGGATACGGACGAGATCCGTAAGCGCAAAGATGACTATGCGGGCATGGATGCGGCTAAAGATGACCGTTTCACGCTGCTGGAGTACCACGTAGACCTCGATATTGAAGGCTACGAAGACACAGATAAGGATGGGGAGTACACGGGCATCGCGCTGCCCTACGTCGTACATATGGAGAAAGGCACCGGTAAGGTTCTGGCCGTTTACCGTAACTGGAAAGAGGACGACGACACCAAACAGAAGCGCATCCACTTCAGTAAGTACGGCTACATCCCCGGGTTCGGGTTTTACGACTTTGGTCTGATCCACCTCGTTGGTGGGTTCGCCAAGGGCGCTACTTCGTTGCTCCGCCAACTGGTGGACGCAGGCACATTGAGCAACCTCCCAGGGGGTTTGAAATCGCGGGGCCTACGCATTAAGGGCGACGATACGCCGATTGCTCCGGGTGAGTTCCGTGACGTCGATGTGCCGAGCGGAGCGATCAAGGAAAACATCATGACGCTGCCGTATAAAGAGCCGTCGATGGTGTTGTACCAGTTGCTTGAGAACATCGTGGCCGAAGGCCGTCGGTTCGCCGCTGTGGCTGACGTTAACGTAGCGGATATGCAGCCCAACGCTCCGGTAGGCTCTACGCTTGCTGTGCTCGAGCGCACGCTGAAGACTATGAGCGCGATCCAAGCGCGCGTCCATGCAGCGATGAAGCAGGAATTCAAAATCATCAAGACGATGGTGCAGGAGTACGCTCCGGCTGAGTACAGCTACGATGTGGATGCTCCGGAAGGCGCTAAGGCGAAGCAGTCGGACTACGACATTGTCGACATTATCCCGGTGTCAGACCCCAATGCGTCGACTATGTCGCAGCGTATCGCGCAGTATCAAGCGGTACTGCAACTGGCTCAGACCGCTCCGCAGTTGTATGACTTGCCGGTACTGCATCGTCAGATGGTGGAAGCCCTTGGGGTGCGCAACGCGGACAAACTGGTGCCCAACCAAGATGATATTAAGCCGATGGACCCGGTGTCCGAGAACATGGCGGTGATTAAGGGCGATCCGATCAAGGCGTTTATGTACCAAGACCACGAGGCGCATATCGCTACGCACATGGCGTTCGCGCAAGACCCGAAGATCCAGCAGATCATGCAGAACGATCCGGGGGCGCAAACCAAGATGGCGGCTGGATCGGCTCACATCGCGGAGCATGTGGCGTTCGCTTACCGGGCTGAGATCGAGAAGCAGCTTGGTGTGGCGCTGCCTCCGCCTGACGAGAAGCTGCCGGAGGATGTTGAGGTTGACCTGTCGCGTCTGACCGCGCAGGCTGCACAGCGCCTGTTGCAGAAGAATCAGGCCGAGGCTCAGCAACAGCAGGCGCAACAACAGATGCAAGATCCGATAGTCCAGATGCAGATGCAAGAGCTTCAGATCAAGCAGGGCGAGCTTCAGCGCAAGACGCAGAAAGACCAGATGGACCACGAGATCGAGAAACAACGGTTGATAATCGAGCTGGAGCGCATCGCGTCGTCTGAGAAAACTCAGGGCGCGCAGTTGGGAGCCCGGGTTGTTGACAGCGCGAACAAAGCGGTCTTGCAGCAAGAGAAACTGAGTGACGCCAAGAAGCTTGAAGGCTTCCGGGCTGGGATGACGGCCAGTAGGCCGCCGAAACCGACTCCGAACGTGGAGTAACGCATGATCGACCCATTCGTAGAGCACCTACGCAAAAGAATCAGGGAAGAAGCCGCATCTGTGTCAGACGTATTGACTACGGGCGGGGCTAAAACCTTTGATGAGTACCGTCATCTGACGGGCATCCTTCACGGGCTGGCTATCGTCGAACGTGAAATTAACGACCTTATGGACGCACTTAACAAGGAGTAATCATGTCTACAGTCGAGCAGACTGCAACTGACGAGCAGATGGACGCAGGGCTACCTAAACCCATCGGCTACAAGATCTTGATCGCATTACCCGAGATCGAAGAGACGTACGAGAGCGGCATTATTAAAGCCGATATGACGCGCAAACACGAGGAAGTATCTACCGTAATTGGCGCTGTGTTGGAGCTAGGCCCAGATGCCTACAAAGACGCGTCCAAGTTCCCGAATGGTCCGTGGTGTAAGGAAGGTGATTTTGTCATCATCCGAGCGTACTCGGGCACTCGGTTCAAGCTGTACGGTAAAGAGTTCCGTTTGATTAACGATGACACCGTGGAAGGCATTGTTGCTGACCCCCGTGGCTATTCTCGTGTATGAGGTGAATCATGGCAAACGAAGAAATCATGGCCCCGCTTGATTTGAGCGGTAACGACGTAGACGCGCAGTACGACGAGGACAATGAAGCCCCTGAATCCGCGCCGGGCGTTGATGTAGAGGTCGTCGACGACACTCCCGCTTCCGACCGGGGCCGCGCTCCGCTACCGGATGATGTTAAGCAGCGTCTCGACGATGACGATGAAACCGAAGAGTATTCCCATAAGGTCAAGCAGCGCATCGACCAGATGAAAAAGGCGTGGCACGACGAGCGCCGTGCTAAGGAAGCGGCACTCCGTGAGCGCGAAGAGGCTATTCGTGTGGCGCAGACCGCGTACCAAGAGCGCGTGGCATACCAGCAGCGGCTTCAGGAAGGCGAGACGTGGGCTATTGAGCAGGCGAAGCAACGCGCAGCGCTTCAGCTGGAACAAGCCAAGCGGGCGTATCGGGAGGCATACGAGGCAGGCGACTCAGAGCGGCTAGTGGACGCGCAGCAGGCGATGAGTACGACTACGCTGGAAGTAGACCGATTAAATCAATACCGTCCACAATATGCTTTACAATCAGCACAAAACGCGGTATACACGCAACAACAGACCGAACCGGAGCGTTACGTTCCACCCGAACCGGACTCCCGCACTCAGGAGTGGGGTGAGCGAAACAAATGGTTTGGCGCTGATGATGAGATGACCAGCTTTGCGTTGGGCGTCCACAAACGGTTGGTTGATGAGGGCGTTTCGCCTAACACCGACGAGTATTACGAGCGTATTGACGCTCGCATGAGAACTGTGTTCCCGGACAAGTTCGGGAGCAAAAAGCGGCAATCCTCTACTGTTGTCGCGCCGGTAGGTCGTTCTCCTAAAGGCAAGAAGGTAGTGCTGACTCAAACGCAGGTCTCTCTCGCTAAGCGACTGGGGATTACCCCCGAAGCGTATGCCCGCGAACTTGTTAAACAACAGGAGATGTAAAAATGGCTCGTGAGAATCGTGATCTGCAAACCCGCGAATCAATGTCGCGCAAGAAGCTGTGGCAACCGGCTGATCTGTTGCCTTCGCCTACCCCGCTAGAGGGGTATGAGTTTCGTTGGATTCGTAAGTCCATGATGGGACAATCCGACCCGACGAACACTTCGCGTAGCTTCCGCGAAGGTTGGGAACCATGCCGTCTCGAAGACCACTCGGAACTGGCGCTGTCCGTTGACAGCGATGCCAAGAACTCCGGACTGGTTGAAGTGGGAGGGTTGATTCTTTGTAAAATGCCGACGGAAATGGTGCTGGCACGCAACGCGTACTACCAGCAACACACGCAGGCACAAATTGAATCGGTGGAACACAGCCTGATGCGTGAGAACGACCCTCGGATGCCGCTGTTTAAGGACAGCAAGTCCTCGGTCACTTTTGGTCGTGGCTCGTAAGAGTCGTAAACTTTTTTAATTTAGGAGATCAACATGGCAACTACTGCTGCTCCGTACGGGCTCAAACCCGTCAATCGTGTTGATGGTATGCCGTATGCTGGCGCGACTCAGGCTTGCCTGATCGACCCGGCTGGTGAAGCCACCAACTTGTTCTATGGCCAAGTCGTCATCATCGGCGCTGATGGTTATATCGCTCTTGCTACGGGTACGGGTGCAGACCTGACCACCAATAGCATCAGTGGCACCACTGGCGTTGGCGCTATCGGCGTGTTCGTAGGCTGTTCTTATGTCAACACACAGGGTCAACAAGTGTGGTCGCAGTACTATCCGTCTGCCACCGCTAACGGCGGCGCCATTACGGCTTACGTCGTGACCGACCCGAACGTTGTATTCCAAGGTCAGCTGGATGGTTCCGGTGCACAAGCTGTTTTGGGCGCTAACACCTTCTTCGCCGCTGCTCAGTCCACCAGCACGGGTTCTACCCAAACTGGTAACTCGACCTCGGCTCTGGACGCTACTGTTCAAACCGCTGCCGCTGCGTTCCGTATTGTGGGCTTTGCGTCCACTCCGGGTGATGCTTACACCGACGTGTTGGTTAAGTTCAACCCCGGTGCGCATCAGTACACCAACAACGTCGGCCTGTAAGGTTTTAAGTGAACAAGGTCTGTACCGTGTGTTGTGTAGAGAAGCCGATAATGGCTTTCTATGCACGCAAGCAAATGCTTGACGGGCACAGGTCCGAGTGCAAAGAGTGCACCTTGGCCAGAAGTGGCAAGTGGCGCGATGCGAATCCGGACGCATACAAATCGTCCGTGGAAAAACATCGAGCTGCCAATAAGGATCGTATTCTGGATGCAGATAGGTTGTACCGCGAACGTAATCGAGCTGAAATTCGCGCTCGTGCACGTGAACGTTACGCTGCCGATCCGAATCCGCACAAGGATAGTGTCAAGCAGTCTGCCGCAAAATATCCAGACCGGATTGCTGCGGCCCTTAAGCGTTTTTATGCGAATAACCCGGAGTATCGGGCTAAATACAACACACAGTATTACAAGGCAAATCGCGCAAAGTGCATTGCCTTGGCCAAGAAGCGTGAAGAGCGCATGAAGCATCAATCAAAAATTGTTGCGGGATTGACTCAAGCGTACAAGGCTGAGGTAGACGCTATGTACCACTTTTGTCAGGTGTTTGCTGGGTACGAGGTAGACCACATCGTGCCAGTTCAAGGCAAGTGCGTGACTGGGCTGGACGTGCCTTGGAATATGCAGATTTTGACAATCACGGAAAACCGGCGCAAAAGCAACAAGTTCGACCCTGCGCTGTGGCAAAGCATCAATAAACCATCAGTGTTAAATTTTTTATAGGAGGCTATTATGGCCATCAGTAGAAGTCAATTACTCAAAGAGTTGCTCCCGGGCCTGAACGCTTTGTTCGGTATGGAGTACAAACGCTACGGCGAAGAGCACAAAGAGATCTTCGAAACCGAATCCTCGGATCGTTCCTTTGAAGAAGAAACCAAGCTGGCTGGTTTCGGTGCTGCTCCGGTTAAGAGTGAAGGCGCTGCTATCGCTTACGATAACGCGCAAGAAGCTTGGACCGCTCGCTACACCCACGAAACTATCGCTATGGGCTTCTCGATCACTGAGGAAGCGGTGGAAGACAACCTGTACGACTCGCTGTCCGCCCGTTACACCAAGGCGCTTGCCCGCGCTATGGCGTACACCAAGCAAGTTAAGGCCGCTGCCATCCTGAACCAAGGCTTCACCGGTTCTGGCAACCCGACCTACGGTGACGGCAAGGTGCTGTTCGCTACTGACCACCCGTTGGTCTCTGGCGGCACTAACTCCAACCGTCCGACCACTGGCGCTGACCTGAACGAGACTTCCTTGGAAGCCGCCGTCATTCAGATCGCTGGCTGGACTGATGAGCGTGGCTTGCTGATTGCAGCTAAGCCGAAGAAACTCATCATCCCGCCGTCCTTGCAGTTCGTTGCTACCCGTATTCTGGAAACGGAAAACCGCGTGGCTACGGCTGACAACGACATCAACGCGCTGAAGAACAACGGTTCCATCCCGGAAGGCTACACTGTTAACCACTGGTTGACCGATTCGAACGCTTGGTTCTTGACCACGGATGTTCCCAATGGCCTGAAGCACTTTGTCCGTACTCCGCTGAGCACTGGTATGGACGGAGACTTTGACACTGGCAATGTGCGTTACAAGAGCCGTGAGCGCTATTCTTTTGGCGTGAGCGACTCCCTGGGCGTTTACGGATCTCCGGGCGCGTCCTAAGCTGTAAAATCAAGCACTTAGGTGTGTTTGGAACCCCGCTTCGGCGGGGTTTTTATTGGGGTGCAGCATAGCGGGGGTTGCTTTCGCTTTTGGGGTAGGGTATGATGCCAACTATGGTAATCGCGTTAATGCCATCGAAATCTTAGGAGCAACTCAATGGGTAGAAAACTGACACTGCAAGACTTCGTTACCGCCGCAGCGCAGACGCACGGGGGTAAGTACGACTACTCGCGGGTGGTATACGAGGGGGGCCGTAGGCCGGTTGAGATAATATGCCCTCAGCACGGGGGCTTTAATCAAGCCCCGGGTAAACACCTAAGTGGGCAGGGGTGCCCTAAATGCGCAGGTAGGGGGGCAGATTGGATTCAGCGTTTCCGTGATGTGCACGGGGGTAAGTATGGCTACTCATTGTTTGAGTACACTGGGAGTCAAGCCAAATCAAAGATAATCTGCCCCCAACATGGGGTGTTCGAGCAAACGCCCCGCAATCATTATCAAGGGAAGAACGGTTGCCCTAAGTGCACAGGTAAGGGGGTGGATTGGGTTGAGCGGTTTCAGTCAGTACATGGTGATGCATATGACTACTCATTGGTGGCATATGTAGGATACCAAACCAAAGTAAAGATTGTGTGCCGACAACATGGGGTATTCGAGCAGACACCAGATAATCATTACCACGGGAAACAGGGTTGCCCTAAGTGCGCAGGGGCTAGAATCCGTAATGCAAAGCAGATGTGTATTGATGAGTTCGTGGCGAGGGCAGACAAGGTGCATGGCGGTAAGTTTCTGTACACTGACAAGCAGTTCGACAACGTTTTGACCAGTAAAATTAACGTGTTCTGCCGCCAGCATTCGCAGTGGTTTACCCAAACGCCCGTAAACCACCTCTCAGGTAAAACAGGGTGCCCCAAATGCAACAACATGAAGTCCGCCCCAGAAGACGCCATCGCCACTATGCTTTCCAGGTTTACCCCGATTGAGCGCCGCAACCGTGCGCTGCTGGCCCCCCGTGAGCTGGACATATTTATGCCGGAAAAGGCGTTGGCGGTTGAATACTGCGGGGAGTACTGGCACTCCCACGGTGATGAGGAGCATGAAGCCCGGTACTCTATGAACCATTTCCGTAAATACCAAGATTGCAAGGCCCGTGGCATCCGGCTCTTGACGATTTTCGAGTCCGAGTGGAAAGAACACAATTACGCGATCCGACGACTGCTGCGCAACGCGGTTGGGGCGTCTCGTGGGAAACTGATGGCGCGAAAGTGCGAGCTACGTATGGTTGAGCATAAGGAAGCTGCGGCGTTTTACGACCGGTATCACCCGCAGGGCGGTTCTGGTACAGGCGCCCATTACGGTTTGTATTGGGGCGACAAACTGGTGGCCTGTATGCGGTTCACAGAAGGCGCGAACGATAGGGGCGTCAATAAAAAACGGGAGTGGACGCTCACGAGGTATGCCACGCGTATTACGGTATCCGGTGGGGCTTCTCGGTTGTTTAGCGCGTTTCTGAAGGACAAGAACCCAAGGACGGTAAAGTCCTTCTCGGACAACCGGTATTTTGATGGGGGTATGTACAGCGCGTTGGGGTTCGATTTGTTTGAGGAAACGAAACCGGATTACATGGTGTGGCACCCTAAGCTGGGGCTGCTTAATAAGCCCGCGTGGCAACGACGAAGTATAGTTACGCGCGCCCGTGAGATTGGACGTGACATTGAGTTTGACCACGAAGCGGACCCTAGAACTGAGCGGGATATGACGTTCTTGCTAGGCGGACGGCGCATATATGACTGCGGTAAGAAAAAATGGGTATGGAGCCGTTGACATCCAGTATTTGTGGTGCTATAAAGCCCTCAGTTCCGGGAACTTTCTTTAGCCCAGCAGACCGGCCCGGCGGACGATGCACAGACTGATGGGCGACTCGTGCATGAGGAAACATCATGGCTCAAACTTCGTTCTCCGGTCCGGTAAACCTTGGCGCCTATACGGTCGCCACTGCCCCGTCTGCCACCACTGGCTCTGTCGCTTATTTCTCCAACGGCGCGGCGGGTAGCCCTGTCTTGGCTTTCTACGACGGCACCGACTGGCTGCGCTGCGACACGCTCGCCGCTATCTCCGCTTCTTAATTAGGAGCCTGTCATGGGTATGCAGACCGACGTTTTAAGCGCGGTTGCTACCGCAAGTGGCTCGATGATTAGTGGGCGCACCCGCCTTAAGGGTTTTGTGCTCACGTCGTCCGCCTCTGCGGGCAGTGTTGTTTTTCGAGACGGCGGTGTTTCTGGTACCGTTCGCTTGACGCTCAACACTCCGGCATCCGCTGGGTTTCATGACATCGTAATTCCCGGTGAGGGTGTTTTGTTCAGCTCCGACATCTATGTCGCGCTGACGAACGTTACGTCCGTCACTATTTTCTACGGTTGAGGTGAGAGATGGGTAATAAAGTTGATCCCAAAGCTAAGGCACAGCCACGGTTTATTCCCGGGTTTCGCTCCGGCATGACCTTAAAAGAGCTCGACGAGCTTCGTTATCCGTCTACTGGCAAAGCGCTCACACCAGCGCAGATGGAAAACGACGTAACTCCTCCCGCCAGCGTGCTGAAGAAGTTCGGTTGCGGTGGCAAGGTCAAGATGGCCAAAGGCGGCTCTGTCTGTCGTGGCGGTGGCGCGGCGACGCGCGGCATTAAATTCCGTGGGGTGAAATGATGGGGATCAAGCTCGGTGATATTTCTCCTGCCGCTGCTCTTATGGGCAGCAAGGGCGTGCTTAACGATACGTTTCGGCAGATGCCCATGTTGAAGGGAATTACGAAGACGCCCGAAGAAGAAGCGGAAGAAGAGCGCGCGCCAATCGGTGTGGCGTATAAAAAAGGCGGATCTGTTCGCGGTTGTGGGTGTGCTAAACGCGGCGTGAAGAAATGTAAGGTGTGCTGATGCCTAAATCGCCCGCGTGGACTCGTAAAGAAGGTAAAAACCCGAAAGGGGGGCTCAACGCTAAGGGCCGTGCCTCGTACAACAAGGCGAACCCCGGTAAGCCGATCCCGAGCTTCTTGAGTTCGCAGCTCAGTATGTGCGCGAGATGAGCGCATTAGGAGACTGACATGGCTTCTGACAAGATCGCTGCGCTGCGGAACCTACGCGAGTACTTCAAATCTCCGGAATACACGCCCCCCAAGCTCCGTGACATGACTCCGGATCGCAAGGGTGACGACGCTAAAGCAGAGACGTTCAGTCTTGATAAGCCGACGTTCCGTTCCGATAAGGCGTTGCGGTACTCTGGCGGCGGTAACGTTCGTGGCTACGGCAAAGCCCGTGGCGGAAAGAAATGTAAGGTGTATTGATGGCCTCGACAGGGACGACCGCGTTTAACCTTGACGTCAATGACATCATCGAAGAGGCTTTCGAGCGCTGTGGTGCTGAAGTGCGGTCAGGTTATGATTTCCGTACGGCGCGCCGTAGCCTCAACCTCATGCTGTTGGAGTGGGCTAATCGCGGCATCAACATGTGGACCATCGAGGAAGGGACTCAGGTTCTTACCGCAGGTACCGCGACGTACGCACTGCCCGCTGACACCGTCGATTTGATCGAGCATGTTATCCGTACGGGTACTGGAACTACGCAGGCTGATTTGAACATCAGCCGTATCTCGGTATCTACGTACGCGTCGATCCCTACCAAGACCAGTACTGGGCGCCCGATCCAGATTTACATCCATCGTGGCACGGATAATCCGTCGTTCAAAGTCTGGCCCATTCCGGATAGCTCGCAGACATACACGCTTATTTACTGGCGCTTACGCCGCATGGACGATGTCGGTAACGGCACGAACACGCAGGATATTCCGTTCCGGTTCCTGCCGGTGATGGTCTCTGGGCTGGCGTACTACCTGTCGATGAAGCTGCCTGATGGCCCGAACCGTATGCCCGCACTGAAGGCGCAGTACGACGAAGCTTGGGACTTGGCCAGTTCGGAAGATAGAGAAAAGGCCCCGTTAAGGCTCATAGGAAGGGTATACAGATAACTATGCCATCCAAAGATCCCGCCGTTAGGCACAAGTGGTATCTGGCGAATAAAGCCAGTGTCATAGCGCGTAGTAAAGCGCGGCGTCTGCGCATCCAACTGGAAAACGCCCCCGGTAAAGCGCGAATTGCCTCGGAGAAACGGGCTGCGCCAAAGTCCTGCACCTCCTGCGGAGCAGATATTACAGCGATATACCCTAAATATAAAATGCAGTGCGCAGAGTGCGTGGCGTCCTATATGGCGGCGTATCGCAGAAAGAACGCGGGGCGCATATCAGCGCTAAAAAAAGCGTGGGGCGTCGAAAACAGGGAGAAAAAAGCTGCGAGCGACGCGCAGTACGCGCGGGATAACCCTGAGCGCCGTAGAAACGCCCGTACCAAGTGGGCGGCTAACAACAAGGCCCAAGACGCGCAGTGTAAACTAACGAACCGCATGGCCCGTAGCAGGCGCCTTCCGGGATGGCTGACAGTTGACGATCTATGGCTTATAGCGCAAATATATGGCTTGTCGCAGCTACGCACTAAGGTAACGGGGTTCGCTTGGAATGTGGACCATATACTCCCGTTGAACGGGCGTAAGGTTTCTGGGCTGCACGTGCCAGACAATCTGCGGGTTATACCGGCGCGGGATAACTTTAGCAAGAATAATCGGTTTGAGGTTGACGGTGGGTAACCGGTTTGTTCAGGGTAAGAAGGCGTTTGGGTTCTGCGATGTGTGCGGCCAGCGCTATGATCTGCCTAAGCTTAAACCGTTGACTATCAAGACAAAGATCACTAATATCCTTGCGTGTCCGGAGTGCTGGAACCCAGACCAGCCGCAGTTGCAGTTAGGGATGTATCCGGTTGATGACCCGCAAGCGCTGCGTAACCCACGGCCTGATACTGCGCTGGTTGTTAGTCGGGACATTCAATGGGGCTGGAACCCGGTAGGGGGTCCGCGCGCAGATGACGATGGGCTTACGCCGAATCCCTTAGTTGCTGACGGTAGTGTAGGAAGTGTAACGGTGGTGACGACATGAATTATTCTCAACTTGTAACCGCGATCGAAGACTACATCGAAGCGAGCGACAGCACGTTCGTGGCTAACATCCCGAACTTTGTCAAAGCTACCGAGCAAAAGGTCTACAACACCGTCCAACTACCCGCGCTGCGGAAGAACGTCACGGGGGCTACGACTTCGGGTAACAAGTACCTCGGCATCCCGTCTGATTGGCTGTCCACGTTCTCTTTGGCTGCAGTTGACCCCACCACGGGCGCGTATACGTACCTCCTGAACAAGGATGTGAATTACATCCGCGAGGCGTTTCCGTTCCCGGCAACTACTGGCGCTCCTACCCACTATGCGGTGTTCGACAATACGTCGTTTATTCTCGGCCCTACACCGGATGCAGCATATGCGATGGAGCTCCATTACTTCTATTACCCGGAATCCATCGTCACGGCAGGTACCTCATGGCTTGGTAATAACTTCGATACGGTTCTCTTGTACGGTTCGCTGGTAGAAGCTAATATGTTCATCAAAGGCGAAGCGGATATGACCGCGACGTACCAGAAGCAGTTCGATGAGGCGCTGGCTAAGTTGAAAGTTTTGGCTGACGGCAAAGACCGTCAGGATGCGTACCGCTCCGGTCAGGCGCGGATTCAAGTGATGTAACTCAAGGAGACCACGGTGTTCAAAGCAGAAATTCCAGCGTTGTTTGGTATTCGCGTCGAAACGACGTCGAACCGGGGCTTCACTCCCGAGGAAATTGCCGAGCGCGCGCTGGACAAGCTCATGTATGTGAGCGAGACTGCGGACCCGATGGTCAAAGCACAAGCGATGGTTTTCAAAGACCAGATTCGACAAGTATTGACGCACCACATGCACGAGGCAATTCGGTCTTACAAGACCACTCTGTGTGCGGAGCTCACTAAGCAGGGGCATGGTGACATAGCCCAACTCATCATCCATATTTAAGGAGTATCAACATGGCGGGTTGTGTGTACGTAGCCACTAACAGCGTAAACGGTAAGCAATCAGTGTTCCGTGTCTGTAACGGTAAGTACCCCTCCGTTAAGGGGTTAAAATTTTCTTATGTGAGGTAACACATGATTACTCAAGCACTTTGTACTTCGGCGAAAGTCGAGTTCCTCAACGGCATTCACGCGTTCGGCACCTCTGTTGTCCGCGCTTCTACCACTGCGGACACTTTCAAGGTCGCTCTGTATACGTCCTCCGCTACTCTTGGCGCTACGACTACAGAGTACTCGGCAACCAACGAAGTTTCTGGCACTGGATATACGGCGGCGGGTAACACCCTCACCACCGTCGCGCCGACGTCGTCTGGCACCACTGCGTTCTTGGACTTCAACGACACCACGTGGTCAACCGCTACGATTACCGCAAATGGCGCGTTGATTTACAATAGCACCCAAGGCAATAAGGCTGTCGCTGTGCTGGCCTTTGGCGGGGACAAAACCTCTACGGCTGGCGATTTCACCATCGTGTTCCCGACCGCCGATAGTAGCAATGCCATAATTCGGATCAGTTAACGCAATATATTGCGTTAGCCGCATCAGTAGTACCCTACGCCCCTTCCGGGGCGTAGGAGCTAGTAGTTTATAGGCGGGCATTCTATGGGTAGCTGGAGCGAAGGATCGTGGAGCATAGGCGCATGGGGTAACGGCGCTGCGTCTGCTGACGTCTCCGGCGTAGCTGGCACTACAAGTCTTGGTAACGAGTCTGTAGTAGCTAAAGCTACTATATATCCAACTGGTGTAGTAGGAACGACCGCGATTGGTGACGTGCACATGGCCGTTACGGCCACAGTGTATTTAACAGGCGTCGTCGGTACTACGAGCGTTGGTAACGAGAGTGTAACCGCTGGCGCGAAAGCGTATCCGGCAGGCGTAGCTGGTACCACAGGCTTAGGTAATGAATCTATCGTTGCTAAGGCCAATGTATATCCGTCAGGTGTGGTGGGTACTACAGCGGTCGGCACCGTCAACTATGCAGAAACGTGGACTGGTTGGGGCTCGGGTCCGTGGAGTCGTGGATCGTGGGGCTCAGATGTTGTTCTCGCGGTGGTGAGCGGTGTATCTGGCTCAGGTGCGGTTGGCGGTGAGAGTGTAACCGCTGGCGCGAAAGCGTATCCGGCAGGCGTAGCTAGTACCACAGGCTTAGGTAATGAATCTATCGTTGCTAAGGCTAACGTCACCCCGGTAGGGGTTGTCGGCACCATAGCCCTTGGCGCAGCGACCGTCGTTGCTAAGGCTAACGTCACCCCGGCAGGCGTAGCTGGTACCTCCGCGCTTGGGGAAGCGACCACGCGTACAGATAACCGATTTGGGGTCACGGGGGTTGTTGGTACTACCGCCCTTGGCGCAGCGACCGTCGTTGCTAAGGGCAACGTATGCCTCCTGAGCGTTTATGGAACAGGTCAGGTGGGGCAGGTGTTAGTTTGGGGCGAGATCGACACATCTCAGACCCCTGTTTGGGGCGAGATCGACACATCTCAGACCCCTAATTGGTTGAAAATAGCTGCGTAGGAGCGGTAATGATTACTGTAATTGAAGCTACCGATAACGACACCCGGCATGAAGTACAGCTTACATGCGCGGCGTGCGGGTATGATCTTGACGAACAAGAGCTTACAACAGATACTTGTGCGGACTGCGGAGCTGCGTTAAACCTAGCGCAGCGTATTAAGATTTACGCAACTTCCGTACCCGCTGCTAAGGGTGCAGCTACATTTTAACAGGAGTTTTTGATGGCTACTTCATACACTACGATCCTAAAGCTGGCGATGCCAGCTACAGGCGAGCTCTCCGGCACGTGGGGCACTGTCGTAAACGACAACGTCACGCAGATGGTTGAGCAGGCCGTTACGGGCCGAGCCGCGATTTCTTCTTGGACGTCTAACTCGCATACCCTGACTGAAGCAAACGGCACGACCAGCGAGTCACGCTGCGTAATGCTAGACCTGAGCGGTACCCTGACGGCCACGGGCACCGTTGTCGTTCCCGCGAGCTTTACCAAGATGTACATCGTCCGAAACGGCACAACCGGCGGCTACGCCGTTAACGTGGGCATGGCGACCGGCACTACGGTCACAGTCCCTAACGGAGCTACCGTCGTTGTCTACGTGGACGGAACCAACGCCAAGTCGGTATCCGCATCTATTACGAGCGGATATGAAGTTAATCTTACAGCTACGGCGGACACGACCGTTACGCTTCCTACTACGGGCACGCTGGCTACTCTGGCGGGTACTGAGACGCTGACGAATAAAAACCTAACGTCTGGAACAAATACCTTCCCAACGCTGAACCAGAATACTACTGGGACCGCAGCTACGGCGGGTGCGCTTGCGAATACAGGGGGTTGGGCTGTTACCCCCAGTGGCACGACGCTGTACTTCGCATACAATGGAACCAACGTAGGGTCATTGACTTCCGCTGGTGTATTTACTGTTATTGGCAATGTTGTTGCCAATGGTACTGTTTAAGGAGTAAAAAATGGCGACATCGTTAGTAAGTACCGGAGTAGCTTTTCCAGATGGTACAACACAGACTACGGCGGCTGCGGCTTCTTTTGCCTCTGGCACTGTCATGCTGTTTTCGCAGACCTCTGCGCCTACTGGCTGGACAAAAGACACCACAAACTATAACAACTATGCTTTGCGTGTGGTTACGGGTACGGTTTCAAGTGGTGGTTCTGTTGGTTTCACTACTGCGTTTGCTAGTCAAACTCCATCGGGTTCGGTGAGTGTAAATACAAGCGGACTGAGCGCGGGTGCGACAACACTGACTACGGCGCAGATGCCGAGCCATACTCACTCCGCTAGTGTCGGTTGGAACTATAATGGTTCTGGTGGTGGAATTAGGGGCGACTTCCAAACCGGCAGCCCGTTAGCCGGTTATGTATTTGCAACAGGCGGTGGTGGCTCTCACTCGCACTCAATGTCTGGTTCAGCATCCGCAACATTCTCTGGTTCCGCGATGAACTTGGCTGTGCAGTATGTCGATATTATCCGTGCAACCAAGGATTGATCGTGAAGCTTGAAGCGAAAGCAAACTGCCCACTAAACGGATTCCAGCAGTGTAAACAACTGGATTGCGCGTGGTTTTTGCAGATTCAAGGCAAGAACCCTAATACTGGTGAAGAAGTTAACGATTGGGGCTGCTCAATGGCGTGGCTACCGATGTTACTTATTGAGAACAGTATGCAGCAAAGGCAAACAGGCGCGGCTGTTGAGTCATTCCGAAACGAGATGGTGCGATCCAACGAGGAAGCAAGCGCAATGCTGCTTTCTGGTAAGACAATGTTCATAGGAGAACAAGCATGAAATTTACGATTATCCCTGACGACGGATTTGTTAGTGTTGATGGTATTGGGTATTCCGATTTGGCTATTAGTATTGACCCGTCTATCCATGCTGTGCAGTGGTATGGAGAGTTTGGTGAGATTGAGTACCGCTCCGTATTTGACGGCAGCATCATTACGAAACCGCAAAACGAGACTATTACTGGTAGTGCGCGGTTCCAATCGGTGCTGGATGTATGGAGTCTGGCGCACGAAGAAGCAATGCACCCAACGCCTGCCCCCCCTGCCGCTACTGATCCAACCCCATTGCCTGTAACCTAAAGGCTTGCGCCATGAGTATATTGGTGTGTGGCGGCTATGGAGACCAAGGCAAGATTGTAAACTTGCGTGGTGGCACCGTCTTCAACACCAAAGGCGAGGTTTACGTCAAAAAGAACGGGTTGGTGTCTATCCGGCAACCAAGTGTAATTGCCAACGATAGCCATTATGTTAAGTTAGATGCGTCATCGGACCCGCACGACATATTTGGAAACAGCATCGTGTCTTCTGGTAACGACGTTGTGTACACCGTTGATCCCGATCTGAAGCTTGTTGAGCATTATGCGTTTGGAAAAGCCGGGTATAGGCACCATGTCAATGATGTGGTTGAGTATAATGGCGGTTTGATCTATACGCTTTTCAGTATAAATGGGTTGAAGGCTTGTGATTTCCATGAGGAAAATTGGCGCGGCGCTGGCGGTGTGTTAAAAAGCGCAAGCGGCAGAATATCACCAAAAGACGACGAAGTTCTAATTCGTGGGTTATCTGGTCCGCACTCGCCGGTCATGTGGGGCGGCAAACTCTACTACTGTAACTCCATGTTGGGCGAGTTGTGTTGCGACGGCGAGGTTGTGTATAAGCACGATGGTGTTGACCAATGGACTCGTGGCTTACTCATCACCGAAGACTCAATATACGTTGGTGTCACCAAGTCTCTAACTGGAACAGATGGTTGTGTAGTGGTTGTTCTTGACCACAACTACGCTGTCAAAGAGAAGATAGTTGTTCAGTTAACCCGTATAAACAGTATTGTGGTTGAGTAGATGAGCTTTACTGTATCCATTTCGGCTAGGGGTAAAAATAGCGCCCAAGGCGTTGGGCGATTTCTGAGCCAGCACTACAATAAATACGCAGGCAAAGTTGATTCTGTATTTGGATTTGCCGAACATTGTCACTTATATGGTGGCAGGCCGTTTAATGGTAGAGAATTATCAGAAGATGACGTTAGATGGTTGCAGTCTTCCAGCATTGGCTTTCGGATTCCGATGCAAAACACTGTGGCTGGCAAAGCTGAGTATGAAAAATCTAAACCTTTCCTTGAGAAGTATCATACGGAAGGCAACAGCGTCATTCTTGCGCGAAAACGATTTGCAGAATGGATACGTCGAGACTTTCCTCTGTACCACTTAGAGGCGTCTGTTGTCTCGAAAATAGGCAGTGTAGATAGACTACTCGGCAGCCTCGATTACTATGACACAGTGGTGCCAGACCCTTATTGGGCAAACGACAATATAGAGTCAATCCCAGAAACAGTTCGTGATAGAGTAAGGCTGTTCATTAACGCTGGGTGTATGTACAAATGCCCGAATAGGGTGTGCTACACTGAGTTCAGCAAGTCAAACAGTGCTTCTAAACTCGCTCGCGGCCCTTCGTGCAGTTCACAGATCAGTGACTATAGGCATATTGGAACCATGTATGATTTTGACATCGACAGATTCTTGCAGCTAGGATACAGCAAGTTTAAGGCACTAAGAGAGAATCATTTTGGGACTGGTTATTAAGGACTTGAATATGGATCAAACTTTACTCAACATCGTTTTTAGTGGTGGTATGGCTGTTCTTGGTTGGTTAGGTAAGACTATCTGGGAAGCCAACAAGGAACTCCGTGCTGACCTATCAAAACTCCGCGAAGAACTTCCCATCGACTATGTACGCAAAGAGGACATCGAGAAGCGCTTCGACAAGATCGACATGATCTTGCATCGCATCTACGAGAAACTCGACAACAAGGCAGACAAACATGATGCCCGGTGACATCCTAGCCATCACCCTTATCCTCGCTATTATGTGGGGTATCTGGCGCGGAGTCTTTGGTGATGACGACTAGCGTATCGCTCTGCCAATCCTGCCAGCACTCCGAGGTCGTGGTGGAGGTGCTGAAGCATAAGGTCGTCGAGTACAAATCCTGCGACTACTGGCATCAGTGGTACAACAAAATTACGAAACCCGCGCAATGCCGCGACTACACTCCATTAGAGGATGGTGAAAAATCATGATACCGCTACCAATTTTGGTTATGCTGGCCAATTTTACGGGAAATCCTATTATTGTGACGATCATACCGATGCAGTCCCCCCGCATCGAGATCCGGTCCCCCTTTCCCGTCCCCGCCGTCCAGAGCGCAGTCGAGCCGGTGGGTAATTGCTACTCCCTCATTTGCAAAGCATAGGAGGCGTCATGGTTGAGAGTTTATTGGGTGGTTTGTTAGGTGGTGTCTTCCGCATTGTCCCCGAGTTCCTGAAAATCTGGGACGCCAAGGATTCCCGCAAGCACGAGCTTGCGATGCTCGATAAAGAGATGGATTTCGCCAAGCTCCGCGCTGAACAGGCCATGCACACGGTTGATGCTGAGGTAGATAAGGCGCACCTTGAAGCTCTTGGGTCGGCGCTGGATGGTCAGGCGAAGATGGCTGTGGCTGGTGGAAAAGTGGCGGCCTTCCTGTCGGCGCTGGTGCGGCCCCTCGTGACCTACTGGTTCGTCGTGCTCTACTCCTCAGTTAAGATCGCCATGATGATCGTGGCCTATGAGCAGAGTGCAGATTGGAAGGCTGTGCTGATTGAGTCGTGGAACCCGGAGGATATGGGAATCTTCTCTGGCATCATTACGTTCTGGTTCGTGTCTCGGAGCTTTGATCGCAAATGACCGCCGTCGAGCACGCTGCCTCCCTGTGCCGTGTTTTTGAGGGCTACCGTAGCGCCCCATATTTGTGTCCTGCGGGTGTTCCGACGATTGGCTACGGCTCCACGCACTATCCTTCAGGTAAGTCTGTGAAGCTCTCCGACGCGCCCGTATCGAAGGAGCAAGCAGAAACGCTGCTCATGTACGAACTCTCAAAAATCGAGCCGTGGGTCGTGGCGCTGTGCCCTACGCTGACGGATGTACATCGCCGTGCCGCAATTTTAGATTGGGTGTATAATCTAGGTGTTGGGCGTCTTCGTGCTAGTACGATGCGGAAACGGATCAACGAACGAGACTGGGAAGCCACTCGCAGAGAACTTTTACGATGGGATAAGGCCGGTGGTAAAGTATTGCCGGGCCTCACCAAGCGCCGCGCAGCAGAGGCGCTCCTTCTACGAGGCGAGTGATGTTACAGAAGCTCCAGTTAAAACCGGGTATCAACCGTGAAGGGACCAACTACTCCAACGAGGGTGGGTACTGGGCCTGCGACAAAGTACGCTTCCGCTCCGGCTACCCCGAGAAAATCGGGGGTTGGACGCTGTACTCCGCTAATGAGTTTTGGGGTGTTGCGCGCTCGATGCTCCCGTTCCAGTGCCAGTGCGGCGCCACGCTGACGGGGCTGGGTACTAACCTTAAGTTCTACGTCGAGTTCGGTTCTGCGTTTTACGACATCACGCCTCTCGCGGATACCAACACGCTAGGTGCAAACCCGTTTACAGGGGATGGGACTGCGACGGTCGTAGTCACGGACGCTGGGCGGACGGTTGGCACGGGGGATTTCGTTACGTTTAGTGGCGTTACTGGCGCCTACGCTGGCGTGCTGAACGGCGAGTTTAAGGTCACGTATATCAGCGCGTCAACTTATTCAATCACCGCAAGCTCCGCAGTCGCCGCTGGAGCGACGGGGGGCTCCGCTGTTTCGGCGGCATACCAAGTGTCTGTGGGCGGTTCGATTTACACGCAGGGCACCGGCTGGGGCGCGGGTACGTGGGCGCGGGGTACTTGGGGATCGGCAACATCGGTAGGCATCGACCTTCAGCTCCGACTGTGGTCGATTGATAACTACGGGGACGCGCTCGTTTTCGGGCCTCGTGGTGGGGGTCTGTACTACTGGGACTACAACGCGGGCGTTGGCCTTACCACGCGGGGCGAGCTGATATCGGGCATGGTTGGCGCGAACGCGGTTCCTACGTACCAGAATGAGATTCTGGTATCCGACCAGTCGCGGTTTGTCATCACGTTGGGGTCTAACGATTTCGGTTCAGCGGATGCTAATCCCATGCTGGTGCGCTGGTCTGACCAAGAGAACTACCTAGAGTGGGAGCCGATGGCGACGACGCAAGCGGGCAGTCAGATTTTGAGTATCGGGTCCCAGCTTATTACTGCGCGGCAAACGCGGCAGGAAATCGTGATCTGGTCAGACGCCGCTGTGTTCGCTATGCAGTACTTAGGGCCGCCGTATGTTTTCGGTTTTACGACGCTGGCGGACAACACCTCTATCGCAGGGCCGAACGCGGCTGTGGTGGTCAACAACATTGCGTACTGGATGGGTACAGACAAGTTCTATTTGTACAGCGGTAAAGTCGATGTGCTAGCGTCTACGCTGCGCTCCTACGTGTTTAACGACTTTAATGCAGCACAGGCGTGGCAAGTAACGGCGGGCGTCGTTAACCAGTATAGCGAGATATGGTGGTTCTATTGCTCCGCTAATTCAAACTATATCGACCGTTACGTGGTGTACAATTACCTGGATAACGTCTGGTACAACGGAAGCATGGATCGGTTCGCGTGGGTAGACTCCGGACTCAAGCAGTTCCCCCTGTCTACGGTGTACGACGAGGCGACGGAGAAGGGGCAGATTTACGCGCAAGAATATGGGTTCGACGATTTCACAACCGCCCCGGCCACTCCAATCGAGGCATACATCGACTCTTCCGACTTTGACATCGGCGAAGGTGATAATTTTGGCCTTGTGAACCGTATTATCCCTGACATTGGGTTCGACGGCTCTACGGGAACCAGCCCTACGGTTAACATGACGCTCTACCCACGTCGGTTTCCGGGTTCGGCTTACGGTGCGGAGGACGAGACCAGTGTCGTACGGAGCCAGACGGTGCCAGTTGAGCAGTATACGGAACAGGTATTCGTGCGCGTGCGTGGCCGCCAGATGAGGTTCCGTATTTCATCCAACGGCCTTGGGGTTACATGGCAGCTTGGTATGCCGCGCATCCAGATGCGGCCAGACGGGCGTAAGTAATGGCGAGCCTTATTCCGCCGTACAACCCAAATCTGCCGCAGGCGCAGGAGTCATACTCTCGCCCCGTGCAGGAGCAAACTAACAACGTATTGCGCCTGTATTTTAGTCAACTCAGTAATATCCTGCGGTCTTTAACGGGCACGTACGGGGGGCAGTACGTAGACTGCCCAAACGGTTTGTTTTTTAGTACGGTAGACCACACACCGGCAGCGGCGAATACTGGGTACCCCATCAATTTCGAGAACACGTATCTTAGTAACGGGGTTTCCCGCACCGACACGACGCGGATTACGTGCGCTGTCAGCGGCGTCTATAACTTTCAGTTTTCGGGGCAGGTATCCAGCACGAGTTCTAGCTCGAAAACCGTGTATATCTGGCTTCGTCGTAGCGGCGTCGATATTGGGTACTCCACCCATGCGTACACGATCAGCGGGTCGGGTACCTACTTAGAGGTTAGCTGGAACTTCAACATTGATATGACGGCGGGGCAGTACATGGAAATCGTGTTTGCCGGGGACAGCACCAACGTGATGTTAGACGCCGTAGCTGCCGCAACCCCGCATCCGGGTATCCCCTCGGCGGTAATCGCAGTAAACTTCGTCGCGCCGCTTCCGGCGACCCTTCCAACCCCTCCCTAGTGTATGATTACGCGCAGATTTAATTGAGGTGCTATATGAGCGGACTTTCCACCCTTTCCAAACAAATCGCTAAACACGGTCGTTACGGTGATGACGAGATCCTCCACGTTAATAAGGCTGAGATCGCCGGACTAGATAACCTCGCGCGCCAGATTTACGGGCACCCGCTGACGCGTAATCCGGCTACAGGCCAGAAAGAAGCGTTCTTGTTCCTCCCGTTCTTGGCTCCCATGTTGGCCAGCGCTGGGGTACTTGGCGCCGGTATGACGGGTCTCGGTGCGTTGGGTACGGGTCTGTTGGCAGGTGGCGCAGGTGCGTTGGAAGCGTCTGCCCGAGGTATGGACGACCCGCTGAAACAAGGTTTGATGGCGGGCCTCACTGCCGGTGCGGGTTCTGCCTTGTCGAGTGGGATCATGGGCGCCGCTGGACAGCCTGGGATAGACGCAACAGCTAACAGCTTGGCAGCGAACATGGGCGGCGGGGCACAAACGGCTGATATGCTAGCTCAGAATATGGCGGCTGGCGCGACCCCCTCTGGCGCTGCGAATTCGTTAGTCGGGTCTATGGGTAGCACGCCTCTCGTAAACCCCACGGCTATGGCGGATCTCAGTAGCACAATGGCTAATTACCCTAACGTGGCAGACAACGGTTTTGCTATCGCCGCCGAGAAGGTCGCGCCCACCATGCAGCCCGCTACTATGCCATCGGCGTTCGACATGGCTAAAACTGGCACGACTCAGTTCGGCACGGGTCTAAAGAATCTGGCTACTGATGATAAGGCGCTTGGAGCGTTCTTGTCGGCACCGGCTACCAAAGGCGCGGCAATCGCGGGAGCAACCGGGTTGGCTGGCATGTCGCAGCTCGATTATGAAGCGAAAACCAAAGCGGAGAATGATGCGCGTGACGCTGAAAAGCAGCAGAAGTACGACGCGCTTAAAAACCAGATAAAACAGCGATATGCTGACGCTGGGCGCACTGGGTGGTGGGATCAGCCGGGCGTGCTACCGGGTGTTAATTTTGCCGATGGCGGTTCGGTTACGCTAAGTGCCCGCAAGAACGACGGGTATGACTCCGTCCGTGACTCGATGGCCGACAACTACGTTGGTGCGGGACGTGAGATCCCCCCGTGGCTACAAGGCTATGGTAAAGACGCACAGGAAAACCAGTGGGGCAACTTAGCGAAGTTCGGGCCCGTCGGCATCATAGCTGGGCTGATGGCGAACCCAAGAGCGATGACGAACGAGGCTGCCTTGCGGAGCATGTTTGGCGGTAGCCCGAACAGACAGTCTAACTACGCGCAAGGTGGCCAAGTGTTCCCGATGCAGGCAGGGGGCTTCGTAGTTCCCAAGTACGCGGTAGACGCGGTTGGCGGCGGGAATAACGACCGTGGGCTTGTAGCTTTGAAGCGTAAAATCGGCGCCGAGCCGATCCGTGGTAAAGGGACGGGTACGAGCGATTCTATCCCTGCCAAGATCGACGGTAAGATCCCTGCTAAAGTGTCGAACGGCGAAGCGTACATCCCCCCGAAAGGCGTCAAGAAAGCGGGCGGCTCCAAGCAGCTGTACAAGATGATGGCGGCGGCTAAGAACTCCCGGAAAGGGTAATCATGTTTGTACGGGTCGTGCCCCCTGAGATGGTGCCTCAGCGGTGGAGCGAAGTAGAACCGTGGATTAAACCCGCGTTAGACTACGCGCAGGGCGACTATGAAATAGAGCACGTTGAGGTTTATCTAGCGACTGGGCAGTGGATGCTTATCGTAGGTGAGGATGAGACTGGCGTGCGTGGTGCGGCTGCTATACAATTCTTCAACCGCCCAACGAGCAGGATTGCGTTCGTGGTGGCAATCGGTGGTAAGCTAGTATCAAACCCTGACACCTTTGCTCAGCTAAAGGCAGTCTGCAAACAATACGGGGCAACGCATATCGAAGGCGCGGCCCGCGAATCAATAGCCCGTTTATGGCGTAGGTACGGCTTCGAGGAGAAGTACCGCATTGTTGGAGTCGCACTATGAAACGACAGATTGGCATTCTTAAACACCCAGGTTTTAATGGCGGCGGCGGCGGCGGCACAACCACCAGCACGAACTACACGTCTAACCTTCCGGAATATGCGAAGCCGTACTTCGAGGACATCATGGGGCGCGCTCAAGGAGCCTCGTTAACTCCGTACCAACAATACGGCGGCGAGCGTGTGGCGGGGTTCTCTCCGTATCAACAGGCGTCTCAACAAATGACCGGCGAACTTGCGCTAAGCGGCACCCCCGCAGGGATGCAATCCGGTCAGCAAATGACGGCGGACGCTGCGAACCGCATGGCGGCGTACAACTACAACCCGGCGCAGGCACAGTATATGGGTGTCGCCGCAGGGCAGCTTGGCCCACAGCTTGACGCATCGGATACGGGCACCGTTCAACAGTTTATGTCGCCATACCAACAGCAGGTCGTCGATGTTGAAAAACAAGCGGCGGCGCGGGAGTACCAGATTGCGGACCAGATGCGTAAATCGCAAGCTACGCGCGCAGGCGCGTTTGGTGGTGCGCGTCAGGCCGTAGAGTCCGCTGAAGCCCAGCGAGGTCTGATGTCTCAGTTGCAAGGGATACAGGCTAAGGGCTCTCAAGACGCGTTCACGCAGGCACAGCAGGCGTTGCAAGCCCAGCGCTCCGCGCAGATGCAGGCTGGGACGACAAACATTCAGTCCGCGTTGCAAGCCGCACAGAGCAACCAGCAGGCGTTCCAAGAGGCGCTTCGTCAGGCTGAAGCGTCCCGCCAGTTCGGAGCTACGTCGGGCTTGCAGGCTGCACAGAGCCTCGGGACGATGGGCCAGCAGATGGGCGCGATGGGCGAGACCGAACAGAAGCTGGCGTTGGAGCGTGCCCAAGCGTTGTCGGGTGTGGGTAAAGAACAGCAGGCGATGCAGCAGCAACAGCTTGACCAAGCCTATTCTGATTTCGCCGCTCAGCGCGACTACGAGCAGAACATGATTAACTGGTATAACAGCATCCTGCGCGGGGTGCCTGTCTCCATGAACCAGTCTGTATACCAGACGACGCCATCGCCAAGCATGGCGTCGCAACTAGCTGGTGCGGGCATTGCGGGTTTAGGTGCGTATAACGCGTTGAAATAATAGGTGATTTTATGCTTAACCTCATCCAGCTCCAAGACCGCCTGAAAGACCTGTCCGACCGCCAACTGGCGGAACAGATGCAGATGGGATCTATGCCGCAGTATCTCGTTCTGTCAGAGCTACAGCGCCGCAAGAAAATGCGTCAGGACGCTCAGACGCCGAACCAAGCACCCCAAGAGACTGTCGCGGAAGAGCTGGGTCGAGACGCTATGCAGAACGCCGCTATGGAACACGGTGTAGCGGCCCTCCCGGTGGAGCCTCCAGCGTTCGCAAGCGGCGGCATCGTCTCGTTTGGTGAGGGTGGTACTACTACGCCGTCTAAGCGATATAAGACGCCCAAGAAGGGTAAAGCCGCCGCGCCTAAAGGTCCGGTGCGTAACGCTAAAGGCGAGACGCTACAGCAGGTCATGAAGCGGCTGGGTATCCCCGAGCACTTCGGCGAGTTTCCGATCACGGCTGACGGTGGCACCCTGGGTTGGGAACTTGGCACGCGCGGCGATAGCATTGATGGCTCTCGTGTGGACATTACTACGAGAATCCCGACGGACCCTGAGCACTTCGAGGAGCTTCGCCCGTTTGTGGTTACACCGCCAGCTGACGCTAAGCGGACGTATGGCCGCACGTCGATCGACCCTGCCGCACAACCCGTGGCCGGTGGTGCTCCGTCTGTAACGCAGGTTATCCCGCGTTTTATCACCCCCGGTGCCGAAGCGTCTGATCTACCTATCCGCGCGCCCGCTGCGGTGGCCCCCGCCCGTTCTGGCGTTGAGGCTTTGTTAGCGGCTCCGGCTAGTGGCGCCGTTGCCGGTGGTAGTGGTAGCGGCGGAGCCGAAATGAGCGTACCTGTACGCGCGGAAGCGCGTAGCGCACAAGGCGGATCCCCGGCGATGGGTCGTATGCCGGTTGCTGCCCCCACTGGGGTACGGGCGCTTGCTGAGGCACAAGGCGCGCACGGCGCAGAGCTTTCGAACGATGTGTACCTCTCAGAAACGGGCGCCGTCGAAGAGGGTGATGCCACACTACACGCTAGCCAAGGCCGCACCCCGACCATGCTGGCAATCCCCGGCCTGTTACCTCCGGGGTTCTACACCAACGAGCAGTTGAAAGCTATTCTGGGGGACTCGTTCAACCCTTCTGACACGCTGCCCTTGGAGTTTAGTGGGGGGGGTAATATCTGGGACAAGACGCTGGGTTTATTCGGCGTCACCCCGAAGCAATACTTCACTGATGAAGAAAAAGCCGCAGCCATAGAAGAGGCTCGAGAGCTGGCCGCGAAGTTGCCGTGGGGTGAAAAGGTTGCCGCTTCTAAAGCATACGACACGGCGGGTTCGCAGTTAGGGGCCGCAGATACGCGGTTTTATTCGACACTTGGTAGGGTCATACGTAACCAACCGGCAGAAGACACTCCGGTCGGGGCTAAAAATATGGCAGGCTGGTACGCGGGGGGGCACCGCCCTGCCG